AAATCTACGGAATCTCTAATAGCTGTGCTTACGATAGATTCTATTTGACCTTCATCTAAAGGCTCTATTTCTGCCAAAGATAACTCCATTTTTTAAATGTTGCAATAATATCACTACTCGACTGACTTTACTATTTTATAATCTTCACGTTTTTTTTCCTTCTGGAATAATCTGACAGAAAGGTTTTGCCTGATAAACTTGAGGAAATGTTAATGCTTTTTCTGCCTTTTGTATGGATGACTCAAAACACTTTTCTTTTGTAGGATGTAAATCTTCGCCTGTAATTAAGACGCAACTTTGAGCCATTGGAGAAGAGCATAACAATATAAGAACCATCCACATTAAATTGCCATTTCAAAATGAGGGCAATCAATAAATGGCCTTCTGTTTTGCGATCTTCTGAGATCAATATACTCATTCATTAATTCTTCAGAAGTTCCATCGTGATCTGTCAAATTTTTATGCCATCCAGCACCCCATTTTATAGGGCAACCAATTGCTTTTGCTGATGCTTTTACCGCATCTGCAATTTCATCATAAACTTCGACTTCCCAACATACTTCACCATCTATATAAGCAACAAGATCAACAGCGTGACCTGTCAGATGTTTACTTTTTAATGTTTGAGATCTTTTTTGTTTTAATAATTGTTTTTGACGTTCTAAAGATCTAAGTCCCTCTGTAACGCCAAAATCTACAGTTGTTTTTATAATCGCATCATGTACTACCCTAGTCAGCATTGGGTTTACACCATCGAGTCTTGATAAAGACTTTTGACTTAGTTTGAATGCCATGCCTGTTCCTTCCTTTTATTCTATCAACTGGTATTCTTCTTTGACCCAGCCAATTATTTTGATAACGAAAAATTTCACCACTTTTTGCAACTCCAATATCTTGCACTGAGTTTTGAGGGTGGGCTTGAGTCGCATCTGTGTCTTGCTCTGAAACTTTTTCGTCTTTTTGGGTCATTCTTTTTAATACTCATATTAGGATCACCAAATCGCACTAATTTAACTTGGCTACCTTGCTTTGCTAAAACAGCAAACTTTTTACTTTTATTTGGGGTTCTTTTAGGTTTGTTATAACCAGAAAATCTTTCACCCCTGTACTCAATGCTCATTTCTTCTTTTTAGGTTTCTTTGCTGTTTTGGCTGATTGAACAAACGCCTTTTTTGTAGGCGCACCTTTAGATCCTGGCTTACGCATTTTTTCATTGCTACCAGCTTTTATTCTTTTTCTTTTAGCGTGAATATTCGCATATAATCCTGCCATTATTTTATTCCTTTCGTATCAGTACCTTGTTTCTTGTCATAAGATCTCATTGCCCCTAGACCTAACATTCCCATTAAAAGAGGCATCATCATGCTCATGTCAGCTTGTGGAATTGTAATTCCAAACCCAGCACAAATCGGACTTACTAAAAAATTTACACCCATGCCTAGAACAGCAATGTAACCAGCTAAAGGCCGCCAACTAGACTGAAACCAATTTCCTTGTGCATCGGCTTTCAAAACATCAATCTGCGCAATAGTTTCATCGTGAGCCATTTTTGCTATATCTTGAGATATTTTTCTTTTTAAATCTGCATCAGGAATAGCTTTATCTAAAAGATTAGCTATTGGTGAAACTAAATTCATAATGCTCATTGATAAATTCCTTCTAATGTATTTGCCCAACTATCTTTTTCTACATTTTCAACAAGAAATTTTGCCTTTGCGATACGCTTTGTTACCTTTTGTTCTACTTCAGATATTGGCTTAAAAATTACCCTCTCTAAATCACTCGCCACAAAAGCAACAGCATCACAATGTTCAGAAGTTAATGG